CGGCGATGATGCGAGGCGTCTTCAGCGTCTTAGGAACAAGAGTGACCCTGACGGGGCGCTCTCGTCCAGGTTCGCGGAAGTCCACACGTTCGAGGCGATAGTAGTATCGCCACGAGGGAATAGCGTACTCCCCGTAAGGGAGTATGTATTCCATCCTGGTGGTCCATTCGGCCAAATCGAACTTCGCGTTTCCGCGAAGACGATCGGCAGTGGCTCCAGGACCGTGACGGGGATCCAGCTCGTAACGATCGACCTTCCGGTCCATCGAAGAGAGGATATCCCCGAAGAGGATGAGGGACATGCGTTTGAACTCCCGTAGGAGTTCAGGCGACATGGTACGATCCGTCATCCGGACATCCGACTCACACTCGAGATACTTCTGAATGGCGCGAGCGTTCCTACTCTCAGAGCAGGGAAGCTCGATCTTCTCCAGCATCAGCGTGAGCTGACGAATGGCGAAGATGGAATCCACACAGGGTAAATCGAGCAGACGACCAGTACCGCGGTCGAACACGCGCTCAAGGAAACCTCCGAGAAATCGGGGGAGCCCGCCGTGCCTGGCGAAGCCAGGGAATCGGTCGTGAGCGACGTAGCCGAGGTCAAGACTTTTTTGGAAGTCTTTTCCGAAGGCTGGCAGGACTATCGTTAGGAACGATAGCCCTTCGTGTTCGTACCGACCCGTGGCAGTTTTGCTGTCACGAGTGGTGCTGACTGCACACTGGGTCCCAAGTTCTAACAGGACCCTGTCCCAGAGCTCTTTCAGGCTTTTCATGTGTCCTCCTGATGGAGTGTGCACATTCCTGCCATGGTTTGCCTGGGTTACCGCGAGAGAGCGTCAGTTCTCTCCGCCCAGCAGCTGAGTGACCCTAGCACCCGTCGTAGCAGTGAGGTACGCCGTGAGGGCGTGCACAATCTGCTTCGCCTCGGCCACGGTGTAACCCGTGATCGGGGTGTCGATGACGAGAGTCGTCGACATGGAGTACTGGATCGACTGGCTGCTAACCAGAGGATCCGCCGCGATCTTGCGGTGGGTGAGCTTGACAGCACGGCGAGTACGCTTGCCGTACTGGTGGCTCACCTCCAGCGTGACGTTACCGTCGTCCTTCTTGAAGGCCCCGGAGTTGATACCGGAGGAAACACGCGGAAGCGTGTTCGCGACAGCATTGATAGTCACGGTCTGGGGATCGGCGAATGCCATGGAGGAGCTCCTTCACAGAGACGGGCTTACTCTCAGAGATCGAGAGAGTTACCGTTTGATGACGAAGCGCACGGATGTGCGCTATCGTTTGCCCTGGGACAAGCCCAGGGCGCCCAGAATGGCGAGCTGCTTCGAGTTAAGACTCGAATCAGCTACACCAAACCCGAATGGATGAGCGGGGTATCTCCGTTTTGTCTCGCTTGTATAGCGAGACATGACGGGGACGGACTTTCCCTCCGGCGTAAACGTCGCAGAGATGGTCCTTTCAAGTGATGTGTGACACATCACGTACCCGTACTTCATCACGAGCGAGTCGACGGCGAAGTCGGAGATGATCTGAAGTTGATCTCCGATATCGCCAAACCAGTCGACAAGCCACGACCAGGGTGCCGCCTCCCACAGCTGGGCTGGTGAAGGAAGACCAAGGCCGAAGAGTTTCCGCGCTTCGTGATTGTACCTGTTTATGCGCGATACCAGGGAGTCGTCAGTAGGAACATAGTAGACGAACGAGCCCACAAACCAAGTAGACTTGGATGTGAGCTCGGAACGAATACCAGTTCCGTTGAGGACTCCGTAGGGATCGCTTGTGCATAGCCAGGGACCATCCGTACGCGTTTGACTCTCCACAGGGGCTGCCAGACGTCTCCGAACAGGACGATTCGCGTCACGCCTGTACTGATCCAGATTACGTTGAGTATTCCGGGCAGCACGGACAGTGTCGCGAAGATCCTTGATGAGAGGTTTCCATCCGAACTCATAGTTCAGGTACTCGTCCCCGGCCTTCTTGGCCAGGCGAGTACGCTCTTTGAGCGTGGAACCAAACATCTTCGGGAGACCCTCCCTGAGTTCAACTAGAGCGTTGAACCCAGAGACTTCGGGTTTCGTCGGGCTGGCGGCGATCCGCAACTTGTTACCTTGGGAGTAGATGCTGCTGAGATCAGCAGCAGGCTCCGTAAGGTTACCAGTAGATGCGGAGACACTACTCACAGTGAACTGACCACGTAAGTTATTGGTCAGTCCAGGGGATGACCCCACTGTGTAGTAAGTGATCCCTTCTCTCCTAAGAGAGAAGGGACCGCCCACGTTTCTCTTTCCGAGGCTATGCCGATAACCGGCATGGCCAATTGAGTTCTTTGTGACCAGGTACGTGTACCTGAAGTCATAAGGAACCCAGTTCGGAAAGACCCACCTTTCACCTTTGAAGCGGGGACCTGTCCCCAAGTAAGAGGTGGTGGTCAACGTAGCCTCTGATGGTCGTGTCGGGACCATGGACAGATGTCCATGCAGTGTGTGCAGGGCAGCACCGGGGTGGGCCTTTAGGGGCCC